TCAGAGGTAGAGCACGTCCTTGGTAAGGACGGGGTCGGAAGTTCGATTCTTCTCGGCGGCACCATTTCTTCCCGTTTTCTTCGCCATATCGCAGGGCCGCGCCAGCATCAGGTCGCGCGACAGGCCCGCAGTTGGTCGCGCAACCGTTTGTAATCGATGACCGCCTGGCCCAACGCGCTGCCGGGCGGCAACGCATGAATTTCGTCGGCCAGACGCCACTGGAATTCCGGACTATAGACCGGTACCGGTGGACAAGCCGTCACGACCGGCGCTCGGCAGGCCGCCAGCATGAAGATCATGGCGAGCGCCAGGACGCGCATCAGAACTCTCCCCGTCTCGCTTGATCCTCGATGGCGTTCAGATCGGCAGGTGCGTCGGCGCCGGCTCGCGCCATCTTCTTCTCGACCTCGAGCGCTGCCTCCGAGCTGTCGGCTAGCTGGCCCGACGCCCCGGCGGATTTGCCGAAGCGCCAGACCAGGTAGAACAGGAGGCCGAGCAGCAGCATGAGCCCGCCGATGACGGCATAGGTCTGCATGGCTATTTCCCCTGAGGATGGTTTCTGAACCGGCGATCGAGCTCCGCGCGGGCCAGCCGCACGAGCAGCGCGAACAGCCCCGCGCCCCCGACTGCAGCGCAGCCCACGGCGATCAGGGCGATCTCCCAACCATGCATGGCTCAGGTCGTCTTCGGCTTGTTGGGCACGACATAGACGAGCAGCGGCGTGATCGCGGCGATGATCGCCGTCACATTGCCTTCGGTCAGGAAGGAAGGAGTCACGATGCCAAAGGCCTGGTTGAGGATGGCGAGAATGGCCATCACCAGGGCCACGAGGGCTTTGTCGAGCGTGGTGAACATGGGGCAAGCTCCGTGGTTGCGGCACCCGCGGGATGCGGAGGCCGGTGATGCGCTGCGGTCGGAGGACCGGGGTCAGATCAGGCGAAAGAATCGATGGGCGCCGATGATGGCGACCGGCGTCTTGCCGGCGGCCCAAGGGGGCGCGGCGATCGAGGAAGCGTGGTAATGGGTGGCACCGCCCGTGGGATCCGGCACCTCGCCTCCGAGGACGGCAAAGCAGGATTCCAGGCACTCGGCGAGCTGCCGGGCCTTCGCCGCCTTGATCTTCGGAAACATCGGATCGTTCGGCAGCCAGCAGGAGAACTGATAGGGTTTCAGGCAGACGCCGCCGATCCCCTCGCCCCACCAGTCCGGCTTGCCATCGTTACCGAGATCGAGCTCCGCGCGGTTCCGGATGCACCAGGCGACCGCGATCTTGCCGGCATCGATTTCGCCGCGGGCCTCGCCATAGACGGTGCGCGCCATGATATCGAGGTCGCCGAAGCTGCAAGGTAGCGCGATCCGGCTCACGGCTGGCTCCTGTCGATCTTGTTCTCGATCCGCAGCAGGATGGCCTGGACATTGCCGAGCTGGCTTTCCACCACCGACAAACGCGTATCGAGGCGATCGTTCTTGCCCTGCCAGGCCTCGACCATGTTCACCCGCTCCTGGAGCGAGCCCATCCACACGCCGAAAGCGGCGGTCTGGAACATGAGGGCGCCGATCAGCGCGATCGGGACTTTCTTGTCGAGGTGCCAGCTTTCCTTCGGCTCGGTCATGATGGCTCCTTAAGCGAAAGCGACCACGCGCAGCTTCCATTTGGTCAGATCCGGGAAGAACTGCCCGCGCGTCGTCTTGTCGAGTGCCTTGAACACCGCCGTCGTGTTGGGCGCGATCACCGTGATGTTGGTGGTGTCGACATAGGCGCCGAACTGTGCGGCGCCGCTGCCTGATCCGGTGTCCTGGATCGTGTGCGGAGTCACCTGGATGACATCGCCGCTGGCGTAGTTCCCATCCGCCGACTGGCAGACCAGATAGAACTGAACCAGCTTCGGAAGAGCACCGAAGCCATGCGCGAAAGTCGGCGAGCTGTTCTGCGCGATCGAGGTGTCGGCGCTCGTGAAGGATTTCGTGATGACCTGGGTCGGCGGAACCGCCGGGGCGCCATCCTTGCGGCTATAGATCGGAACGCGCACGTTCTCCGAACCGTCCTCCGACACGACCAGGCAGGCATCGCCCGCCGCCGTCGTGATGTTGGCGCCGCCCGGGAGGATCAGCGTCGTCGCGTTGTGGGTGAGCGTGAGGACGCCGTCGAAGATCAGCCAGGCATGGCGCCCGGCCCTGTCGGTGGCGAAGTCGATGTCGGTGATGGTGGTGGTGCCGGTAACGTGGAAATAGCCGCCCTCGCCGATCGAGATCGTGCCGGCGGAGGCGATGTCGCCGCCCCTCTCCCAGAATGCCGCCATCGCATCGGGCGTGACCGCGCGGCCTGTATCGGTGCCGGCCAGAGTCTCGGCCGTCGTCGCGAGCTCGACCGCACCCCGCGCCGTCATCGACGCCGAGGGCACAGCGCCGTTGGTTGCCGACAGGATCCCGAGCCAGACGGTCAGGCTCTCGTTCTGCAGCGAACCCGAATCCCAGGCGACGGTGACCGTCGTGTTGGTGGCGAAAGAAGACGAGGCGATGACGCCATAGATCGTCCCGGTACTGCTGCCCGACGCCTTGACGCGCCGGCCCGAATGCCAGGCGCCCGCGACATCGGTCCCGGCGATCGCGAAGGAGGTGCCGGATAGATAGGTGACCGCCGCCGCCCCATCGCCGTCGCCATATTCGAACCACTCGGCCCCGTTGGCATAGGACCGCAGGTCGGCCAGCGCCTGGCGCAGCGCATTGTTCAGATTTCCTGCCGGACAATTCTCGGCGATGTTGATGCCGGCGATCGCGGCATTGCTGTTCGCGGTGGTGCTGTAGTCCTTGACGGGCATGGAAGTGAGTTCCCGATGAAACAGGCAGAAATTTTCGGGCCGGCGCCCGATTCTTGCGATGCCGGAGGGCCGCTCATTTCCCCCACAGGCGGGCCAGCACGCCCAGAAGACCGATGCCGGTGTCGATCGCTTGCTGGGTCGAGGACGGACCGCGATTGGGCGTGAGCGTTGTCTGGGTCGACCCGCCCTGGCCGTTGAGGAATCCCAGATAGGTCGCCAGTGCATTCTGGTTGGCGGTGGCGGCGGTGTTGAAGCGCTGCGCCGCTTCGTTCAAGAGCGCCTGGGTTTGTTCCTGGCGCTGCTGGCCGACGGTATTGAGGGCATTGATGTCGACATAATCCTGGCTCGCCTGCTCTGGCGCATAGTTTGCGGCCTGCTGCTGATAGTCGCGTTCGGTCTGGTAATTCTGGTTGAGGGTCGATGCAAGCCCCTCGGCCAGGCCCCGCGTCGTCGCCTCGTTGCCGCCATAGCGGCCGGCGCGGCTGAGCTGGTCGGTGATGGTCGAGGCCGTCCGGCGTGCCAGCGCCGCGTTGTAGGGATTGCCGTCGAGATAATTGCCGTTCAACACCCTTGTCAGATAGGTCGACGCCGCGTCATTGAGCGGCGAGCCGTTGGTCGCACGGGCGACACCCATCGACTGCGCCCGGAGCTGCTCCGGCGTGAAGTCGGCCGTCATCTGGAAGTTCGGCGCCTGGGGCGTGAAGGCGCCCGAGTTATAGAGCGACGTCGCCTTGGCGATGACATCCTGCAGCGGCTGCTGGACCGGGCCCCATGGGGCCGAGCTCTGAACCGTCTGGTTGTTGCCGCCGCCGCCACCGAAATCAGGCATCTTGCAAATCCTTCTCGACCAGATGATGGGTCATGTCGTAGCCAAATTGTTTGAGCACGCGAGACCAGCCGGGACGCGCCACCAGCGACATGCCGCGGCAGCCCTTCTGTCTCGCCCAGTCCTCGATGATCGCGATGTGATGCTGCCAGCGCTCCCGCTCGTTGCCGACGCAGATCTGGATATGGCAGACCATCTTGCGCGGATACACGGCGAGCTCGGACACGACGACGGCGAGGACGTCGTTCGCGTCCTCGTCCCAGACCACCCAGATCTGCTTCTCGCCATGACGGGCGGAACGCCGGATATCGAAGGCCTTCTCCTTGCCCCGCGAGGTCAGACAGGCCTCCTCGAGACGTTGCTCGATCAGCGGCCAGACCTGGTCGACGTTTTCCGGTGGAACTCCGACGAGGCAGGTCACGCGAAGGGCTGGCCGTAGTGGACCGGAGCGACGGTGCCGGGGCCGAAGCGGGTGTTCGCGGTGAGCCCCTGCAGCAGCCCCGCATTCTGCGCGAGGTATTGGAGCAGGCCCACCGGCAGCGTCGGGGTTGTCGAGACCGTTGTCGGCGCGGCTGGGTTCAACACCGCGAGCAGGCCGCCGCCGGCATTCGCCTGCTGGGCGTTCTGGGCAATGGCGGTGTGAGGGATCGGCAATCCGCCGCTGTCGCCGCGACCGCCATTGGCGCCAAGGCCGCCCTGGTTTGAGCCGGTGTCCGAGCCGTTCGCACCCTTCTCCGGTGCTCCCGCATTCTGCCCGCGCGTGACGCCGGCGGGATCGCTGCCATTGATGGCGCCATGGATCCCGCCAACGATAGCACCCCCGCCGGTGCCGATGAGTGAGCCGGCCGGGCCGCCGAAAGAGCCGATGGTTCCGCCGATCTGCGAACCTCTCCACGCGCCGCCCAGGATGTCGCCGAGCACGTCCCGGAAACCGCGCTGATCGGGCGTGTGACCGAGGCTGGCATCGCCGGTGACGCCGCGTTTGACCGTGGGACCGCCGGCCGTCCTATAGCTCGGACCCGTCACCATCTTGTCGATGTCACCCTGGCTGATGCCGGTCTGGCTGCCGCTGCCATAGCCAGCGCCCAGATGTCCCTGTTGCGCGTTCTTGGCGGCCGTGCCCTGCTTGCTGTCGTTGCGAGAGCCTTTGCCGCCGTCGCCATTGCCGCGACTTGCGCCTCCGGTGCCATCGCCAGCGTCGCCGTGACCACCGCTCGCGACACCACCGCCCAGCCCCCAGAACTCCGGCAGGCCGGTCTTCGGGTTGATCGTGCCCGACCCGCCGAGGAGCTGCAGAATGACGGCTTCCAGCGGCGTTATATGCGCGAGCAGCGTGTCGCCATGACGGCCTCGGGCGGCCAGCAGCCGCGCGGCGTGGGCATGGCGCGGGCCTTCGCGGGATGCGTTCCGCGGCCTGGCAATTGCCTTCCCTTGCGGGGCGAGGATTTCGAACAGTCCGCGAGCTGGTGCTGACATCTGACTACCCGATGATGGCGACGCCGAAGACCCGATCGGTCGTCGCGCTGTTGCTGTGCGTGAGCGTTGCTGCGCCCTGGGATCGAGCGGAGACATGGAGGTTCGCCATCGCGCCGGCCGCGTTCGCTGTCGCCGGCATGAACAGGATCACGCTCTGCGCGCCGATGCGGGGATCGGTTAAGGTCGTGGTCGTCGTCCCCGCCGCCAGCGTGACCGTCGTCGTGCAGTTGAGCTTGCCGGCGAGAACGCCGCGGATGACGTCATGGACGCGCGCGAGATAGGTCCACAGCCCGGCTTCGCCGCCCGATCCGACCGGCGCCGGCAGCGGCTTGAAGACCGTGGTCATCGCGTTCCGCCCGGTTTGAACTCGGGCTCGACGCCCAGGATGTGGGCATAGGCCTCGCCTTCCTCGATCGCGATCCGTGCCCGGTGGAACCGCGCATCCCGCCGCGCGGGGCAGAGACCGTTATCGTTCATGGCGACCGCCGGGCTCCAGGCGACCGGATCGTTCAGCCGGTTGCGCGTGCCGAGCGCGACTGAGGCCGCGGCCCCGTCCACCAGCGGACGGACGCCCGTCACCAGCGTGCGGCGGCCCGGCGTGATCTGAGTCTCGCCGCTATCGACGGTGGCGGCCATGGTGCCGCCATTGAAGAAGCCCAGCTCATGGCTGGGCGTGAAGGCGGCCAGGAACAGCCGGCCCGAGCCGGTGAAGGCCGCATCGTCGAGCGACAGGCTGGTCGCGTCGAGATTGCCGATCAGCGTATCGATATTGTCGAGATTCCAGGAGGACTGGACCATCGCCGACAGAACCAGGTCGCAGGCGAACTCGGCGCGCGACCAGCGCCCGAGCTGCCAGTGATAGATCAGCGCCTTGTCGGGCAGGCCCGTGCCGCCGCCGACGCTGGGATAGCTCACCACATAGAGCTTGTTGACCGGATCGACCGCGCCCGTCACCCGGTGCAGGCTGTTGAGATCGACTCCATGCTCGGGATGCTCGAAGAAGAACCGGTCGATCTTCTCGGCGCCGATCGGCTGCAGCTGCTGCCCGCCGGCCAGGAGATAGAACCCGTCATGGGCGAGGAAGAAGAGCAGGTTCTCGAACTGCGCCGACGCCCATTCGGCGAGACAGCCCTTGTCCTGGCTGATCTTGTCGAAGGTGAAGGTCAGCGGATAGTCGGTGCGGATGCCGAGCCGGATGCAGCGCTCCTGCAGCACCACCAGATTGTCGCCGCCGAAGAGGCCGAGGATCTGCCCGCCATCGGGCATGTCCTGGAAATCGGCAGCACCCGTCGTCCAGTCGAGGTTCTCGACATCGCACCAGCTCACCCGGTTGGAGTTGGCGCCGTCGCGCCCCAGCGCCACCACGTCGCGCGCCACCGCGATATAGCGGGCACCGGCGGGCGGCGAGCCGCCCTGGGCTGCGAAATTCGCACCGGCCCCCATCGCGATCGACTGCACCGCGTCCGAACCGTTGACCGCCAGGCAGACATCGCCGAACTGGGCGAAGCGCCAGAGACCCTGGGCCGGCGTGCTGTAGGCGCCGCCCGAGGTCCGGCTGAAGTCCGACCAGACCGCGCCGTCGAAGCCATGGAGCCGGGTCGCGTCGCCGGCGTAGGACTTGACCGTCAGATCGGTCGACCGCAGCGTGATCGCGCCCTGGATCCGGCTGCCGGAGGCGGCCGTGCCCGACGCCATCAGCGTCTTCAGCGGCCGGTAGGAGCTCGCCGCCGGGATCACGTTCTTCGCCTCGGTCGCGCCAGGGCTGCCGAAGGCCGAGCCGTCGGGCAGGAACTCGCCGACCGGAATCATGCCGTCTCCCCTTCATTGCCCCGGTTCGGGGACCTGTCCTACAGTGTGGTTTCGCGCTGGCTTGCGATCGAGCCCGGCGAGATCCGACCCCGGGCCCGATGATCCGTCTTCTCTGCACCCAGCGCGGCGCCTTCCCGATCAAGCGATTCCTCGAGGTCGACGGCCGTCGCCAGACGGCACGGATCGCGCCGGCGACCTATCGGAGCGACATCCGCGCCGGAATCGAGGGTCCGGCGACCTATGTCTTCACCGATCTCGAGCGCGTGCCGCCGCCGCGGCTGGGCGAGCTCGCCAAGGAGTGGGAGGAGCTCGAGGCCGCCGGCGGCAACCGCCTGCTCAACCATCCGGTACGGGCGTTGCGCCGCTACGAGCTGCTGCGCACGCTCTACGAAGCCGGCATGAACCAGTTCAACATCTACCGGCTGGACGAGATCCGGCGCCCGTCGCGCTATCCCGTCTTCATCCGCCGCGAGAACGAGCATGACGGCGCCGTCTCGCGCTTCCTGCAGACGCCGGAGGAATATGACCGCGAGCTCGAGGCGATCCAGCGACTGCCGGTCGCGCGCGATACCCTGTTGGCGGTCGAGTTCTGCGATACGCGCGACGCCCATGGCATCGTCCGCAAATATGGCGCGGCCATCGTCGGCGGCGAGATCAAACCCTTCCACCTCTATGTCTCGCGCAAGCCCATCGTGAAACATTCGACCGACGCGATCGTCAATGCCGAGACCGCCGCCGAGGAGCTGCGCTATTTCGAGAAGAACCCTCACGAAGAGGCGCTGCGCGAGATCTTCGCCCTGGCGCGCATCGACTATGGCCGGATCGATTACGGCTTCCGCAAGGGCCGGCTCCAGGTCTGGGAGATCAACACCAACCCCTATTGGGTGGTGGACAGCGAGCCCGATCCCCTGCGGGTCGAATTGCTGAAGCGGCGCTCCAAATGGCTGGCCCAGGCCTTCGCCCGGATCGATACGCCCTAGCAATCGGTGAACGGCCCTGCGGGGTCGGTTGCATGACAACCCTGGCGGCAGATATCGGCGCGACCCGGCCGGCTGAAGGCTATGATCCGCTCGACCCTTCGCCCCTCGGTATCCAGGGCGTGGGATTGCTGCCGACCGGCGCCCAGATCTCGGAAGAACCCTGCATGTTCGACCAGGCACCGTCAGCGTCGCTGAAACGGGTCCAACCGTCATTGCCCGTCGCAACGAGCACCGCTTCCTCCAGCGTCACGCCGAGGTTGCCGTGGATAATGCTTTGCGCGATCGAGGCCAGCGTGGCGTCATCCAGGGTTGCGGCGAGGACGGCCTGGATCTCGAGCCGAGCGGCGGACGACAGCGAGGCATCCGCCAATGTCCGCGCCAGTGCAGCCTTGATCTGGACTGCGGCGGCCGATGATAGAGTCGCATTGGCCAGCGTCACGGCGAGCGCGCTGACGATCTTGACCGTCGCAGCCGATGAAAGCGTTGCGTTCGCCAGCGTCTGCGAGAGCGTGCCCGCGATGGCGAGCTTGGCCGCCGATGCCAACGTCGCGTCGGCAAGGGTGACCGAGAGGGAAGCCGTCCCCAGCGGCGTGGCACCGCCACCTAAAGTCCGGAGGAACCGGCCCCGGTTTGACGGCCCCCGCCCAGGATGAACGAGTATTGACGGCTGACCGATATAGTAAGGCGGCAGGTTCGGATGCGTGGTCCGCGACAGCGTGCCGTTAATCGTAAAGTTCTGCCCGGCGATTAGATCATTTTCCGGATTCCAGTCGCCTATCATCGGCCAGTAGGCCACCAAAGCGGCGGACTGGATTGCCTTGGGACTGATACCGGATGCCAAATACGCAACCTCGGTATCGGAGAGCGCCACATTCCAAATCGCGCACTCGGCGATTATCGAGGCGTTGTCGCACACCTTGTTGTTCGCCGCGTTGTCCTGCTTTCCGGCGGATACCCGGTCCAACCCGGATGGCGCGCGGCTGGTGGCATTCGTGGCCTTGTTGGCGCCATTGAGGAATATGGCGCGGTCGGTCGCCGAGGTGCCCACACCGCAGAGATGATTCCAAGTATTCAGCGTCGAATTGACGCCTGTCGTCGCGCTGTTACTGCTGACACTGTCCGCAGCCAAGAAAGAAACACCGCCGTTCGACTGGCCGATCTTGAATTGATTGATGTTATCGGCGCCAGTCGAATTCAGGACGCTGAGGACGCTCTGGAGAGCCGCGCCGCCGGTATTGATAGTGGGCCACCACCACGCCGCCATGGTGAGCGGATAGACCGATAGAATGGCGCTGGGATATCGAAGAAAATTTGAGGTTGACCAGCCCGTGCGCGCCATGAGGTCGGCTCCGCCGAAATGCCTAGTTCAGCGATTCCAGAACGTACTGGTGAAGCGTCATCGAGCCCGTCGCGACGGTCTGGGTGAAGAATAGATCCACCACCTGGGAGGCCGTGCTGTCGAAATTCGTTCCGACGACAGGCGCGGTGTTATAGGGGATCATGAACTCGCCGCTGCCGCCCGCGGTAGAGAGCGGGCTGGCGATGACCGCTTCCGACCGCCATGTGCCCTGGCCCATGAGATTGGCGCTGGTGCCGATCGCCCGGCAGGTCAGTAGCAACTCGAGCACCCAATGGACGTTGGTCTTGGCCACGATGTTGAGATTCATGGCCAAACTATCGAACACAACAGTGCCGCCGAAGCGCACGTCATACCGAGCCGTGCCAGGGGTCGTCACGGCGCAGGAGATGCGCCCCGCCGCTGTGATCCTAACGGCCTTGCCGACAGCCGAGAAGAAATTGGCCGGAAGGGTGAATTTGGCCGCCGGCGGCAAGCAGCTCGCAGCCGCAGCCGCCGTCAGGACAGAGCCATCGCCCTGGGCCGTGATAAGGGTTTCCTGCCAGCCCTGAAGTGACATCTGATATTCTCCATCTGACGGCGCTACGGCGCCTGGAACATGGGGTTAGAATGCAGCCCGCTACGTTCTTGCTGACAGCCTACAATCAGGCCCGCTTCATCGAAGCATCGGTCCGAAGCGCTCTCGCCCAAACCTATCCGGCGCTGACGATCATCATTTCCGACGACTGCTCGACCGATGACACTCTCGCCGTCATCGAAGGTGTGGTAGCGGGGTATTCGGGCCCGCATCGGGTGATTGTCCGGCGGAATGGCGCCAACACTGCCATCGGTCATGTCCGTGATCTGTTGCCGTTCGTCGAGACCGAATTCGTCGTCCTCGGTCACGGCGACGATATATTCGAGCCGAAACGCGTCGAGATGCAGATCAAGCGAATGATCGACGATGACCTCGCCGCGACAGCCTGCAACGCCACCATCATCGACCGAAACGGCAACGGTCAGCGCCTGCGACTGGACCCGGGCAATTTGCCGAAGCCCTCCATCGAGGAATTAAGCGTCATCGGTCGCAACCAAGCGCAGCTCGGCGCCGTGCTGGCTTGGCGCATGGAGCTATTCCGGGACTTCCCGGAACCGACACCACCCACTCGCCGGATTGATCAGATCGTATCGTTCCGCGCTCTACTGAAGCGCGGGCTCGGCATAATGCCGGAGCCGCTTGTCCGCTGGCGCCATCACGAAGAAAACCGAAGCCCCGAGATCCAGAAGCGTAATGCCAAGGATGCGGCGACCCAAATGCAGATCGACGAGCGGAAAGCCTGGGCTCGTATCGGCCACGCCCACTTCATGCTTAACGATCTGGCATGGTGGGTGAGCCAATTCCCAGATGATCGGAAGGCCGAAATTGCCAAGGCACATCGGGCCCTAACCCGGCGCCTCCTTAAGGAGTCCGAGGCTTGGGCTAAACTCCGGTATCAGATGGCCAGGGCGAAAGTGACCGAACACTAATGGCCTTGTCGCAATTGCTACTTTTGCGAGCCGATTGGGGCCGACTAGACTCTCTGCCATGAGCGCCTGATTCTCGGGTTACGCCGCATGGAGCGGATCGCGACGGAATACCCCGAATATAGTGACGTTCCTCTCGTCTATGACCCCAAGGATTGGGACTAAGCATTCCCGTCCGTGAGCGTGAAGCTCGTCACCGTGAAGTTCTGACCGGCCGCGAAGACCGCGTTGTCGACGGCCATGTCCCCGCCACCGCCGGTCGCCGTCACAGTACCCTGGATGTGACAGGTCGTGCCGCTGCTGTCATGGATACGGAAATGGGCTGCCGTGCCGGCATTGTCGGCCGCGCTGTCCTGCCAGGTTCCGGAAAGCGCCTTGGAGCCACCGGACGCCGCAGCCATCCAGTCCGAGGGCAGCGTGACTGTCGCCAGGACCGTGCCGCTGTTCGCGGCTGCGCAGTTCGCCGGCGGGGCTCCGGTCCGGATCGTAAGGATCGGGGCCGTACTGATCGTGGATTCGATGCTGTCCAACCGCGCATTGCGGACGGTCGTCGAAAGCTGGACGGTCATGAATAAACCCTCACTATCTGCGCAAAGCCGGCTCGGCTCCCTTCATCGGCGACGACGAAGGCGTATGGCTCATCTGACATTTTGCGGCCGCGGCCGCACCCGCAATGTGGCGCCGCTGTAGGACGCCCGCCGGTCGAACACCTTGAGCTTGTCGAGGGCGGCGGCGAGGCGCGCCTCATATTCCTGCCACAGCGCGCTGTCGCCCGTGGCCTGCGCCGCTTCCGCCAGGGTCGCGAACAGATAGACGTCGGGCGCGTTCGCCAGGAGCCAGTTGGTCGTGATGCTGTCGGACAGCGCCTCGAACCGCTTCCAGTAATCGATCTCGACCTGATAATCCTGGTCCGGCGGCGGCGCGAACTGCAATGCGCTGCCCAGGATCGCATAGACCCTCGGCCGCGCCGCCGTGCCTTGCGGGTAGGACCGGTCGATGATCTCCGGGCTCACGCAGTCGAGCGAACCCACCGGATCTGCATTGAGCTGGATGCTGCGGAGCTCGAGGAAATCCGCGGGCAGGTCCAGATAGGCCTGGTCGAGCGTGGCGGTCGCCCGCTGCTCCTGGGCCCGCAGCCGCAGCTCGCGCTGGAACCGCGCCTCCGCCAGGTCGATATAGTCGTCGAGCTCGCTCTCGAGCGCGACGTCGCCCTCGCGGCCCAGCCGGCGCGCGACCGAGGCCTTGAGGGCGGCATAACTCGCCAGCGCCATCTTACCGCTTCCCCCTCACCTCATTGATCCATCTCGGTCACATGCAGGTCGCCGCCCGCGGAGATCTGCACCGCCGACACCTTCTGGCCCGGCGTCACCGTGAAATATTCCGGGAGGTTGGCCGCCATATACATGTCGGACGTCGTCGCCGTCGGGCTGTTCGCGATCTTGACGCAGGCCGCCGCCGTGACGATCACGCGAACCGTCTTGGTCTGCGCCCCGAAACCGTTGGCGATCGTGCCGGCCGTCCCGGTGAAGGCGACCTTCTGATGGGTCCCCTGGCGATAGGTCGTCTGCAGGCTGGGATTCCCCGCCATGGCCGCTCTCCTTCGGTTCAGGAATATTTCGGCGCGAGCGTGACCGTCACCACGCCGGTTGCCGAGGTGAGCGTGCCGGTGAAGTCGATCCCGATGCAGTCGCCGTCGGCGATGTCGAGATCGGTCGCGGTCGCGGAAAGCGCCAGGTCCTGGACCGTGTTGGCGCTGCCCTTGAGGTCGATCGATCCCGAATGCAGCGCCGTGCCCGACGCGATCGCCGTGCCCGACGCCGCCTTGCGGATCGTCGCCGTCACGGCCGAGCCGTCCGTGCCGGCCACGGTCGGCCGCGCGCTGATGGCCTTCACCCGATAGGGCCGCGTCGCCACGAAGAACACCTTGTCGACCGAGGTCGCCACCCATTCGGTGGTCTCGTTGATGAACCCGACCGTCGGATCGTCGCCACCGAACGTCATCGACCCGTCGTCACGCTGAAGAATATTGATGGGCAT